TGCTTGCGGCGGCGGTGGCGGCGGTGCATTAAACTGGAATCAATCTCCTAGTGGTGGTGGAGGTGCTGCTTGTGTAAAAAAAACATCTTCTGTTACTTCCGGACAGAAAATACAGATAACTATTGGGAAAGGTGGTTCAGGAGGGGTTGGAGGAAGTTCTGCACAAGATGCAAATGGAAAATCAGGAACCGCAACTGTTGTTGGAAACATAGTTACTTGTCCACCTGGACAAGGTGGAAAAGATTTAAATAATGACACTGGCGGGGCTTCTGGTGGTTCTGGTGGTGGAAGCGGTGGAAATTCAAAAACTGATGCAGGAGCAGGAGGAAATGGTAAAAATGGTCTGTATGGGGTAGGAGGAAAAGGTTCTTTGATAAATCGTAGTGGTTTTGGTGGAGGTGGTGGATCTTATGGAGATGGTGGGAACGCTGCAACCATAGTTGGAGAATCAGGTAAGGATGGAGGATATGGTGCAGGAGGAGGTGCAGGTTCTTCAAAACTTCCGAACTCTTACACTGGTGGTAAAGGTGGAAATGGTATTGTCATTATTAGATGGGGGGCTGGTTCAGATTGATTTATGCAATGGTTCTAAAAAATGTAGTAATTGATATAAAGGAAGGCGAAACAGAACCGTACTATCCACCGGATATTGACGGAAATCCTGTTTTTGCAGTGGAAACCACAGAAGAAACAGAAGTGGGCATGTACTACCATGAAGAAACAGGGAAGTTCAACTTTGAATTTCCAATCACAGTTCCAGAACCCACACAACTTGACAACATCGAAACAACACAGCTTATGATTATGGAGGCAATGGCGGATCAATACGAACAGCGATTGGAAACAGATTTGATGATGATGGATGCACAGGCAACCACTTTTGAAGCTGTTCTTGCGCTCACAGAAGGGATGGTGTAAATAATGGTAGAAATGTATGTATTGTTGGTTGTCAACAAAAAACGTACTTGTAACGAAGAAAACAAAAGTGTTCCTGTTGTACCCGCCCATTTGAGAGCGGACGTTTTGGAAGTTTTGAATCAGAGGGGGTACGATGCGGACGGCAACAAGATTTCTTAACCTGATTTTTGTAACTATTGTTTTTATATATATCAAGAAAGGATTTGGTAATATGTTGGATTTGTACACAGCTTTGGTAATTGCAGGCAGAAGAACATGCAACCCCGAAACACAGGGTGTGACACTGGTACCAGAACGGTATCGGGCACAGGTGATCGACAACTTAAATGCAATTGGATTGGATGCAGATGGAAATCCCATTGTGGGGTGATATTGTGATTATTTTCGAACAGGATGAACAAAATTTTGACACCATTGGATTGGGGATGCTGGTCCCCAATTCTGGTGAGGTTTACGAAGAATTTAACGGTGATTTTACATTGACCTTTCAACATCCTTACGATGCCAGTGGTAAGTGGAAGCGAATTGAAATAGATCGTATTGTTTTGGCGGAAACACCTAGAGGAAGGCAGCCATTTCGCATCTATTATTATAAGCCCACCATGAACGGGATTGAAGTCCAAGCAAGACATCTCTTTTATGATCTGCTTGATAATATCTGTGAAAGCGTGGCGTATTCCGGCAGCGCACAGGGAGCCATGGACGCCATCAAAGAGGGGCTGTCTGTTCCTATGCCGTTTACCTTCTATACGGATATTTCGTGTGATACAGGTGGTATTGGTTGTACCATGGATAATCCGGTTTCTTTGCTTTTGAAAGAAGAATGGGACAACAATGAAGGCGAAACAAAGTCCTTTTTTTATTTTTACGGCGGAGAACTGAAACGGGATTTTTTCAACGTTTCGATGTTAGAATCCCTGGGCAGCGACAGGGGCGTTTTTATTGTTTACCGCAAAAACCTTGTGGGGCTGGAGGTCACGGAAGATATTTCAGATGTGGCTACCAGGATTTATCCCATTGGAAAAGACGGTCTGGCTCTTGATGGTCAATACATCGACAGCCAGTATGTGAATAACTACGCATACCCAAAAGTTAAGGTTATCGAGGACACCAAAGCAGAAAGTCAAAGCGATTTACGAGAAATTGCAGAGAATTTCTTTGCAGAAGGCGGCGACATACCGAAAGTAAATATCAAAGTCGATTTTATCGACCTTTCTCAAACAGAGGAATACAAAAATTATGCAAACTTGGAAAAGGTATTTCTTGGTGATACTGTAACAGTGGTAAATCAAAAAATGGGTTTTTCCAAAAAAGCAAAGATTATTTCCTACGAATTTGATGTTATTTTGGGGAGGTATAACAAAATCGAACTTGGTGATTTCTCGCCGACTGTAACAAGCCCTATCACAAGAGGTGCAAACGCCGGAGATATTGCCAACACTGCCTACGGGAAGTCGAACAATGCCGAAACACTTTTGCAACAGCACCTGAAAGATTTCAACAATCCGCATAGGGTAACAGCTGAGCAGGTCGGTAGTGGTGGAACTGGTGGCGGCAGTACCGTCTTGAACGGCACAGAAGCCCCGTCTGATGCTTTAGGAAACGACGGTGACTATTATATCAAGGATGAAGTTCAAGGAATTGCAGATGAACATACGCTTTTGTTACTGCATGGTGAAGATTTCACAGACAGCAGTATATACAGTGAACAAATAACAAATACAGGCTGCACATTGTCAGATTCCGGAAAATTTGGGAAAGCTATAAGCTTTACCAATTTGAACAAACTGGAAACAGTAGAGCAGATATTTGATATAAATGGAGAGTTTACCATTGATTTCTGGTTCAGCCAAAGAGAGAAAAAAGCTAATGCAACTTTTATTGGCGGAACCCAAACGGGAACTTTTAAGATAATTCTATCAAACGGTATACCAGTTTTTCAGGTACATGGACAAACATCATATTATTCCTCTTTTGTTGATACACAATTAAACACATGGTATCATTTTGCATTGACCGGAAAAAATAAAACATATTCTATGTTTGTTGATGGCGTTAAGAAAAACACTTTTACCTACACCGGAAATATATCAAATGACATTTTAAGAATTGGTTTGAACGTTGCCCAAAACAGCACTGGTTCAATCGAGGGGGTGATGGATGAAATTAGAATTTCCAATGTTGTTCGCTGGGATTCTGACTTTACACCGCCCACAGAGCCATACACTGTATACAAAAACGCACAAGCAGGCGAAATCTACGTGAAAGAATCTGGAACATGGAAAAAAATTCTCACTGGTATGAAATGAGGTGGTATATATGACTTGGGATATTGTGGCAGGAATCGTGCTTTTAGCCGGATTTATTATAACCGTGATTAAAACCATTATCCCTTTGACAAACGCTGTGGCAAGGCTTACAGAGCAGATTATATTCGTAGGGGATAAAGTGGAGGAAATCAACCAGCAGAAGAAAGAAGAACATAAAAAAATTCACGCCCACAACGAAAAGCAGGATGCAATGTTGCAGAACCATGAACAGCGGCTCCATGATTTGGACGGGAAATGGTTTGAAAGATGAGGTCATAACACATAGGTGTTTTGATAGAAAAGAGTAGATGAGAACAGAAAGGATGAGGAAACATGAAACAGAATGAATTGAAAAGCGGTATCACAAAGGAATGGCTGGAAAGGGCCAAAGGCGTTTCTGCTGCTACCATTGGGCATGAAGTATGGCTGGATACAGAGGGATACTGGCATGAAAAAATGAAGGATGGTACAGAAGTCAAGTATTCCAAAGAGGAAGCCTATGTAAAAATGTATCACAAAGCAAAAGACGATGAGCGTCTGCCGGAATATATGAAAATCAATGGTATGTGGCTGAATATCCATGGTTACTGGGTAGCGCCCATGGTGCTTCTGGGCTATACATCCAACAGCACCAGCACCAGTCATGTGATCTGGTCTGAAAGACTGACACATGAGGATGATACACACATTCCGGAAGGTAAACATGTTATTTACACAGAAACACTTCTGGTTACATACGACAACAGACTGGCTGTTCATGTTGTGTATAACATGTTCAATACTGATGCAGGTACAAGAGTAGAAGAACACTGCTGGTCTGATTTTGTTTATCTGTAAAGGGGTGAGCGTTATGAATAAGGACAGATTCAAAAATCCTTGGTTTTGGGTTGGCATTGGCGGCGTTATCCTGACGGCTACGGGCATGGAGCCGTCCATGTTCACGAGCTGGGATGCGCTTTGTGGTGCGGCGCTGGATGTGGTAAAAAATCCTTTCCTGCTGGGTACGGCGGCACTGGCGGTGCTGGGGGTTTTTGTGGAACCAACAAGCGCAGGTCTGAAAGATGAAAAGAAAGAAGGTTGAACCATGTATCTGATTGCAATCGGTGACGGTCATGGTGCAGAAACGGCGGGGGAACGTACCCCGCCTTTTGTAAATGGAACCGTTA